AGCAGTTCCAGTAGACAGGACAAAACCACTGAGTAGATCAGAAAACTGAATAGTTGTTTTGTTACTGGTGTTATTGGCTGACCATGTACGACCATAAGCGCTGATAACGCAATTATTATTACTGACAGTTCCAACATAACCAGTCTTCTCCGACACCCTGCGGAATGTCGTGTTTGACACAGCAGGATCAAATATTAGAGGATCATGTCCAGACTGATACAGGTACAGAATACCGTTCAGAGGAGCCATCTGCCAGTTGTCAGAACTGATCGTAGGGGCTGTTCCACCGCCTCCGTATGTCAGAGTAGTCAGTGTAGAGCCGGACAGCTTAAACAGTTTGTTGTTGCCTGCTGCAATGATGTAAGAGGTACCGTCATTAGCTATTAACTCTCCGATAGCATCAATGCTTTCAGAGCCAAGGTCAACATTACCAGTATGCTGTCTAGTCCATCCTTTTCGTGCTCCGATACGACCAAACTTGTCAATCACACAATTGGCTGCAACCGTGGCAAAGCCAGACTCAAGGGAAACGATAGAGTCTTGGGTGTTTAAACCCATGAATCCTGGCGCAGCAATCGAAGTAGTTAATAACTTTGCTACCATTATACACTCGTCCAGGTTACTTGCTCGTCGTAGCGGTTAGCCTCAAGAGCAATCGCATCCGACAAAGCAAGACGATACTTTTGATACAGTTCACTGAATGACTGTCCGCCATCTTCACCTCGTTCAGCAACAGCGTTAGCGTATGCTAACATCTGTACCAAATGAGGAGGAACTTTAACCAAGTCACCGTTGGCAGACAGGTCAGTCTGAGGAATATTCAGATTAAACCGCAATGAATAGACAGCATCAGGCTGAGGCCAGACACGGACAACATTGTCATCGTTGCTTACACCGTCAAAGGCATAGTAGATCGGAGCAGCATTCTGGACATCAGCGAGATAATACTGTGTATCCAACCAGTCAGGGGACACCTGATACATCGGGACATCTTCAGTCTCATTCATAACCATGTCAACCTTGAATCGTTGACCTGATCCAGTCAAAGTGTATGCTTGTTGTCCAGAGACAGTAGGAACAACAATAGTTTGACTTAAAGCATTCCAAGAATAAGCATCTTCAATTTCACGTTTAGCGTCATTCACTAAAACACCAATCAATGAACTGTAAACAGTATCATTAACAGAAGACACTTCTTGTTCTCTTAAACGAATAAGAACATTGTTAACAAGTTGTAAATAAGTCGTTGCCATTAGTTTTCCTTGGTGTCTTTATAAGCAATCATTGTACTAGAAGTATAAAAAACAGTCAATAGGTGTCTACCCTAGTGTTTCATTTTTACAACAAACTCAGCGATAGCAAACAAGGTAGCCAACAACGCCCAAGCACCCATGCCCATATTCACCCACCGTTCTACCTTACGGTCAACCCTGGCTATGGTCTTGTCAAGTTCTTCTGTCTTGTCCTCAAGGTCGTCAATGCGAACACCTTGAGCATTCTGACGCTCTTCAACGAGAATCAGACGAGTAACAGCATCAGTTAGTTTGTCTACTTTTGTCTCTATTCGTTTCAGATCCTCGTTGAAGCCGTTATCCATATTACTTCTTAGCCTTCTTCTTGGACATCCCAGCCTCTGACAAGGCAATCGCTACAGCCTGCTTACGGCTCTTGACAACTGGGCCTTTCTTGCCGCTATGTAAGGTACCTTCCTTGTACTCTTTCATAACTTTCTCAACTTTACTGGGCTTCTTCATCATAGGTTCCTCGCTAAGTATTCGTACATGTGGTAACAGAGCACAAGAAGGAAAGCAATAGCAAACAAATACAAACCGTTGGCAATCATCTCTTGTTTCCGACGTTTTGCAATCTTTGCTGCTTGCTCCCGTTGTCTTTTGATCTTAATTCGTTCAGACATCATGGACTTGTAGGCTTCCTGTCCATACACACCAGCGATAAGAATATAGAGTTCATACTCCATCTTCTTCAGTCGCTCACGGTGCATTACGATGTCTAATGCTTCCTGCTCAATTGATCCTTTACCAAGAAACTTGCCTTTCTTGAGGTCTTGTTCTTTTTTGGCAGCACTTTCGTTAAAAGATTGGACAGCCGAGTACCATTTACCAAGCTGTCCCGCTACACTTTCTATTTCTTTGCCAGCCTTCACCAGCTTCTGTACGGTATTGAATGCCGTAACAGCTACTCCGAAGGCTGTCACTGGATCAATCACAACATCTCCTTAAGTTACCAGGGCAGTCCCGACACCACAGGAGGATTTGCCATGTCTTGCAGTTGCTTGTCCAGAGCAGCTTCCTTAGCAGCAACTCCTTCAGCACCCCAGCGATCAGTGAGCCAGCCCTGTACGTCAGCCTCAGTCAGTTCAGCGAAAGGCTTGAAAGAGCCTTCCTCGGTGAACGACTCAGTGCCGTACTGAGAAGCAGTAAATTCACCAGATGTCTTGGTAACAGTCCAGTGAACCACGGTCACGAATCCGTCTACGGACAAGCGATCCATTTGGTTGATGATGATGTTCATTTCAGTTCCTTTCTTACTTGGCTTCAAGTTGCGCCTTGAGCGCAGTATGCAAATTGACCGTAGTGCACGCTGCGGCCTTCCTCAGCCACAAGCGCGGCCAACTCAAGATCATCGTAGTAACCGAGAGACTTGTTCTTGTTGTTCAGACCAACTCGCACAAGCCACTTGCCTGTTTTCTTGTGCCAAGTCACGCCGCGATAGCCAGACACATTGCGCTGTGGGCGCTTGTTGTATTGGTTCTGGCTGCGCGTGACTGAGCGCAAGTTCTCGATGCGATTGTCTGCGCGGTTACCATTGATGTGGTCAATTTCCTGCGGCATGAATCCATGGTGCAGCATAAAAATCAAGCGGTGAGCCTTGTGCGACTTGCCCATCCATGTGATGTGACGATAGCCCGTCTTATGTATTGAACCGGCAGGCTTGTCCAGCAGATGCTGCTTGTTTGGATGGCCTACGCCCTTCCAATACAAGTACCCATCACGGTACTCAAAGCAATCAGCAATCATTTGTTGGGTAATCATGTTAAGCAACTTTTAGCGTTCCACCATCGTTCCACAAGTCACCAGACGCAAGCCCAGAGGATGATGTCGGAAGATTTTGAATATTCATGCGTATTGTTGAAGTTGCGTGATTCCATTTAACCGTCAGGCCATCAGTAGCAGCAGTAACGCCAGCTTGAATTAGGTTTCTGTTTGCGCCACCCGGAACAATTACTGAAAGCCTTGCGAAAGCAGTTGTGGTTCCAACTAAGAAATCACCGTCAGCAGTCAATGTTGCCGCCTGCGTGAAACTGATGGCGTTTCCTGCGTTGCCGGAGGGGGCGTTGTACCACTGGTGTTGACCAGAACTTTGCACATACTTCATTGCAAAGCCTGTACCCCCATAAACCTCGTCTGGAGTAGATGATCGGAAATAGTTGGTTGAAACAATTGTGATGCCGCTACCAGAGGCGATACCGCCAACTTGGTCATTACCGTTTGTACCGCCAGCAACAAACGCTTTGTAGCCGCTGTTCCAAGCACTCGGCGTCACCCCCAAACCGAGGTTGCCGGAGCGATCTAAAACTGCCCGCTCTGTGCCTTCAATAAAAAACGAAAGTCCACTGTAAGAGGCAGATGAACTCCCAGTATCAAGGCCAACCTTTCCCGTTGTGTCATTGACAAACAAGGCAACCCGATGATTGTCAACGCCATCTGCAACAAAAATTTCGTTAGCGGCTTTACCACTTGTCGCAGATGTTAAAATGAATCGGCCTGCGCTAAACTGACTTGATGGCGAAGCCCCCAGACCGAGGTTGCCGGAGGAGTCGAGGGTGGCTCTAACTGTATTGTTCGTTGCAAACAAAATTGGGTTAGCACCTACACCCCAAAGCACATTTGCGTTGGCGTTACCAAAAGCCCCGCCAGCAGAACTATCGCGACCTACATAAAAATCACCGCCATCGTTTGAGATGTAGTGATATGCGAAACCAGTAGAGGCTGCCTTGATAGTTTGGGTTGGGTTGGTTGCTCGAATATCCAACTTCGCCGCAGGCGAACTCGTCCCAATGCCCAACCCGGTAGAGGTCAGGCGCATACCTTCTGAGCCAGCGTTTACATCATAAAAACTGAAGCCGCCATTGCCA